TGCCCGCGCCGTGTCGGCTGTCCCGCATCCGCCGCTGAAGCAGCAGCAGACTCGAATCAAGCCGCCGGATCCGGGTGGCCTCACCGCCGACCAGCGTCAGCTGTGCCCGCAAGGCGGAAGCCTCACGCCGCATGTCCCGGAACGACGACCGGGTGATGTCACCGGAACGCCGGAGCGCGCGCATGTCGCGCGTCGTCACCCGTATGCCGTTCGACAGCGCATTGAACTCACGCCGCGACAGCGACCCCGCGTTCTGTGCATCCTGAAGCGCCCGCGCCATCGCACGCAGGTCCGTGTTCAGGGACCGCACCGTCCGCTGAGCCCGTCCCGAACCGCCCGAGACACCGGCCATGGCCCGCTGAAGCCTGTCGAAGCTCCGGGCCATCCGGTCCATGTCGTCCTGGCCCAGAGCCCTGAACCGCAAGGTCAGACCCTGGTTGTCCTGCCGGATACGCTGAACACGAGGAGAAACAGGACGACGACCGGGCCGCTCACTGAGCCCCGCCAGACGAGTGACATCACGCTGCTGCTGCGCCGTTGCCGCACGCGCGGCACGGTCACGCTCGGCCTCCGCACGCCGGTTGCGCTGCGCCTCCTCGCGCAGAGCCGCCGCGTGGGCCCGAGAGATCCGCTGCTGCTGCGCAACAATCATCCGCGCGCGGGACTGCTGCTGACGCACCTCGTCCCGCAACGCCGCCGCATTGCGCTGCGCCTCCTCACGCAACGCCGCCGCATGCGCCTGCGACATACGACGCCGCAGCGCGACGATCGCCCGCGCATCGGCTTCCTGACGACGCCGCTCCTCGCGCGCCCGACGCTCAGCCTCACGCTGCGCCTGCGCCGTCGAACGAGCCGCCTCACGACGCAGCCGCTCAGCCTCACGCTGACGGTCGGCCGCGTTCCGCGCACGCCGCTGCGCCATGGCGTCCTGACGACGCAGCTGGTTGTCCAGATGGTCGAAGTCGAGACGGGTGCGTTCCAGCTCGCGGCGCAGACTGCGGAACTGGTCCTCCGTCAGTTCACCGTCCGCAGCGGCACTCCGCAGGTCACGTCCCAGCAGCCCCATGGAGCGGCGCATGAAGTCCATCTCATGCCGGGCCGTCCTGCCCGTGCGCTGGAACTGACTCAGCTTCCGCTGGAGACCGGTCAGCGAGTTCGCGAACCGGTCGGAACTCTGCGTTGCGCCGTCGGAGTCCCGGCCGATCCGGCGGATGTCACCACCCATACCGCGCATCCGCTGGCGAATCTGATTGAAATCGCCACGCGTCATATCGCGGACCCGGACGGTAAGTGTGATGTCATCAGCCATCGCTCACCCCTCCGTCCGGGTTACCGAGACCTTCGATATTCAGCAGCTGGAGAAGCTCCACCGGCTCGGCGAGAATCTCACTGGGCAGCTTGTGGAACTGGCGGCACAAACCGAGGATGTACTCGGCACGTTCCAATTCCTTCGGCTTCTGAACTACAGCGCCTGTGACGGAATCGACTCCACCAGGACAGGTTCGCCAGAGCTGGACTTTTTTTCGGCCTTCTCCGGCAGCGCCGTCAGGGCCGTGGTCCACGCGTGGACGATGGCCATGTTCATGTTGAAGTCGTTGGAGCGGATGCCCTCATACGTGGTGGGAACCGGCTCGTCGGTCTCGTCGTCTTCGAGGTTCCACGAGACCAGGTGCGTGGAAAGCAGCTTGAGCATGCCCTCCGTCTCCCCGTCCCCCTCCGTGTTCGGAGCACTGAGGGAGACGAGGTCGAGGTACTCGCCCGTGGTGAGACCGCGCACCTTGACGATCAGGCCGTCGTACTCGGTCCCCTCGAAGTCGAGCTTGTAGACCCTCCGCTTGCGCTTGAAGGACACGATTCCTCCCCGGAAAAGAGAAAAGCCCACCGCGATCTGCGATGGACTGCCGAAGTTCGAGCTTATGAAGTTGTCATGCCCACGTAGGGACAGTGCCGTCCGAAAGGACACCGGGGCACGCGAAGGTGAGTTCACCGGAATCCGCCCGCGTGAGCGGGTAGTCGGTGAAAAGGCACTCGTTCGCGAGCGTCTGCCCCGAAACCGTCAGCGTCACGGTGCGCGCCACCGACGTGGACGTCACCGTCTTGAAGACGTCGTGGGACTGGTTCGCGGCGTCGTTGAAGACGCCGTTGAGCGTGACCGAGAAGTCGGCCAGCAGGAGCAGACGCTCGTACGCCGACTTGTCGATACCGGTGATGTCCTGAACGCCGCGCGGAGTGGCGAATTCGAGCGATGTGATGTCATTCTTGATGGCTCGCGCAGTACCACCGCTATCGTCCACGCTGCACGTGGTCCATCCGAGTCCGGACTCTTTTGCCACGACTCACCCTCCTTTGTCCGTTTTGGGGTATGCAAAAGCCCCCCACCACACGGCAGGGGGCTTGAGAAGGAGGGGCTCTACCCTCGCTCTTGCTGGCGGATCAGTTTGTCCTGGTTCTCCTGGAAGTCCTCGATCCAGTGCTCGGGCTTCGAGTGCTTCCGGGTCGGCGTCCCGGCGGGATTCCCGCGCCAGTCGCCGCCCTTGACCAGGTAGTGCTCGGGCCGTCCGAGCGGCACCTTGTGCTGCCCGGCGGCGAAGCAGGTCTGACCGGCCTCGAACGTGAACACCGTCAGGCCGGGCTGCTCGTCGCGGGACTCGGTGTACTTCCGCCCGGACTGGGAGCGGATGTACCAGGCCTGCTTCTGCCCGAGTTCCGTCGACTCGTCGATCGCGGACTTCCAGCCGCGCGTGTACTGCTCGCACTCGGCTTCCTCGCAGGTCGCCGGGCGCCAGTGCGTGCTGATCGGCGAGACGATCTGGAACGTCCGGTAGGCCGAGGCCGGGAGATTCGGTGTGATGCGGTTGATCGGGCGCATGGTTCCTCCCCGGAACGCGTGGATCAGAAGACGGTGGCGGTGTCGTTGCGGCAGACCATGACGGCGAAGACCAGGCTGCTGAAGCCGCCGGTGGTCGCGGTGACCACACGGAGGTAGCGCTCGACGGTCTGGTTGCTGGCGGTCGCGATCCGCTCGACGGTGGGACCGGAGGTGATCTGCGTGAAGCCGCCGCCGGTGACGTCGGCGAAGGCATCGCCCGCGCCGTTGTCGGAGGATTCCTGGAGCTTGACGGTCACGTCGGTGCCGGTGAAGGAGAAGACCTGGAGGTAGGCCTGGAGGCCGAAGGTCGTCGAGCCGGTGGTGAAGTCGACCGACGTGCCGTTCGCGGCGCCGGTGTCGGTACGCTTCCCGGCCGTCATCTGGCGGCCCCACTCCAGACCGAAGGCGTTGCACTGGGCCTGGACGGAGAACTTGAAGTCGCCGTCGTCGCCGCGTGTGCCGTCGTAGTTGATCTGCTTGCCGACCATGCACGCGGCGGGGTTGCCGAGCGTGGTACCGCGTGCGTAGTAGAGGTGCACGTCGGTGGTCGGCAAGGTCGACAGCCGCAGGTGCGAGCGGTCGGTGAAGGGGTTGAAGTACGAGGTGAACTCGATGTTCCCGTCGCGCTTTCCGCCGATGCGTTCGTAGGCGGACTTGTCGATGCCGGTGACGTCGAAGGGGGCGTTGCCGCCGGATATCGTGCCGAGGGAGTTGATGTCCCCGCTCAGGTCATATCCGTGTACGTAGAAGTTATCTCCGAGTCCGGACTGCTTGGCCATGCGTGCTGTCCTCCTCGGGACATGAGGAAGGGCCACCCGAACACCGGATGGCCCTCACGGAATGGTGGGTTACGCCGCCTGGTCCCAGACGTCGTCGATGATCATCGGAATGAGGATCTGGAAGACGCGGAACTCCTTGCCGTCCAGGTTCATGAGCCCGGAGCGGACCCTCAGCGGCTGCCCCCAGGCACCGAAGATGTCGACATTGCGCGCCTCACTGCCGAGGTCGAAGTCACCGATGAGAGCGGTGAACATCGCATCCACGGCGAGCGCGAGGTTAGTGTCGATGTCGTCGTACGGCTCCTGGTAGGTGGAGGAGTAGACCTGCATCTCCAGCTCCAGCCGCACCGACGTGCTCGACAGCCCGGAGGTGCGGATGGCCCGCATGTCCTCGATGTAGATCGCGGCGGTGATGCCGTTGGTCGCCGCCTGCTTGGACACATAGCCGAGCACGGCGTCGAAGTACCCGGTCGCCATGGCCAGGGAAGCGATGTTGCCGAGAATGTTGCGGGTGTCCAGCGCCACCGGGCTCCCTCCTCAGATCAAACGGCCACGAGCCTGGTGCTTTTCAAGGACTTCCTCGGCGACCTCACGCCGCCGGTAGCCGACGCCCAGTTCCGCCTTGGTGTCCCGCAACGACCAGTAACCGGGGAAGATGGAATTGGGGGCGTTCCGGGAGCCGGTGCCCTCCAGCCAGTGGCCGT